CGATTCCACTCATCCGATCCCCTACTTTTGCTTTGTTCCGTTGCTTTTACGCAACAATATGGTGGTAGGGGTAGGGGTTAAGTGTAGGTAAATTGTTGTTTTTGTTAGTGTTTTCTGGGAATTTGTAGGGATAAAGTGGTATAGGAGTCCCTACTGAAAAATATTTTGCAAAAAATCTCAAAAAGGTATTGATTTTTACCAATTCTTGTGATAAAATCGGACCTGTCTTGAAGGATTGCGAGTATAGGCACTAATACAACGTCAACCGAGCAATCCATGCGCTAGAGAGAAGGTGTGAAAGGGAGTATATGAGAGCGATTCTTGATAGTGTCAAGTCGCTTCACCCACTCCAAAGGGTGGGTTCGCGAAGAGTTGGGGTGGGAGACGACGCAAAACCCTAACTTGTGATGAAACGGGGGCTATTGTCCCTGCATTTTGAGGTTCTTTTAGTGCAACTGACAGCAGAAAACCTTCCTAGAATCATGGGGTTAGTTAAAACCCTACCTGATGACCAGCAGAAAGAGTTTTTCAAACTGTTTGAGGAGTACGAGAGGGCTAAGACGAGGGAATTGGCTCAAGAGCAGTTCATTCCCTTTGTGCATCGGATGTGGCCGGGGTTCATTTCGGGTCGTCATCACAAGATCATGGGTCAGAAGTTTGAGGAAATCGCTTCTGGCAAACTCAAGAGATTGATCATTTGTATGCCGCCCCGGCATACCAAGTCTGAGTTTGGGTCTTTCTTGTTCCCGGCATGGTTTCTGGGCAAGTTCCCCCAGAAGAAGGTTATTCAGTCCTCTCACACTGCGGAACTGGCGGTGGGCTTTGGTCGAAAGGTTCGTAACCTAGTTGATTCGGATGACTACCGGTCTGTATTTCCGGATGCTGCTCTCCGGGCGGACTCCAAAGCCGCAGGGCGTTGGTCTACCTCCAAGGGAGGGGAGTATTTTGCAATCGGTATCGGGGGTGCAGTGACCGGTAAGGGTGCCGATATCCTTATCATCGACGACCCCCATGATGAACAAGAGGGTCAGTCCGCAGATCCTGCCGTGTTTGACCATGCCTACGAGTGGTACACCTCCGGTCCCCGTCAGCGTCTCCAGCCGGGTGGGTCGATTGTCATCATCTGTACCCGTTGGTCGAAAAGAGACCTAGTTGGACAGGTTCTAAAGGCTTCTGCTCAGAGAGGCGGGGATGAATGGGAGGTCATTGAGTTCCCCGCCATCATGCCTTCCGGTAAACCCCTCTGGCCTGAGTTCTGGCCGTTAGAGGAACTGGAGGCCATCCGGGAAGAAATCCCTACCCATAAATGGCAAGCCCAGTATCAGCAGAATCCCACCTCCGAAGAGGGGGCATTGATTAAACGGGAGTGGTGGAAGGTGTGGGAACAAGACAAGCCCCCACAGTGTCAGTTTTTGATCCAGTCATGGGATACCGCGTTCTTGAAGAAAGAGCGTTCTGACTACTCCGCCTGTACCACTTGGGGTGTCTTCTACCACCCAGATGGCTCTGGGGCCATGCAGCCCAATATCATTCTCATGGATGCCCACAAGGAGAAGATGGAGTTCCCCACCCTGAAGAAGAGGGCCTATGAACTCTATAACTATTGGAAGCCAGACAGTCTCATTGTGGAAGCCAAGGCAGCGGGTACCCCCCTCATTTTCGAACTTCGTGCAATGGGTATCCCGGTAGCCGAATACACCCCCTCAAGGGGTAATGACAAGGTGGCTCGTGTGAATGCCATTGCGGATCTGTTCTCTAGCGGAAAGATCTGGCGTCCCAACACCCGTTTCGCAGAGGAAGTGGTGGAAGAATTTGCGTCTTTTCCCGCTGGAGAGCATGATGACTATGTGGACTCCGGGACACAGGCTCTGCTGCGCTATCGTAGAGGTGGGTTTGTGTCCCTCCAGTCCGATTACAAGGATCAACCTGTGTATAAACGGAAGATTTCTTACTACTAGGATTTAGAACATGAAAGGCCGAACAGACAAAACTGAAATGATGGAAGCCCCGAAGTCGCGCAAACAGCCCAAAGACAAACTCAAGGGCAAGATGAGCGGCATCGGTAAGCCCGTGATGGTCGGTGGTGCCATGCGTTCGAAGAAGATGTACGGCGGTGGCAAAACCATGGGTACCTCCGGCACTGCTCGTGGTATGGGTGCTGCGGTCAAAGGCGGCAAGTTCCGCGACCTGTAGGAGTCTGTCATGGCGGTAGATCGCGCTTTGATGCCCTTCATGACACAAGGGCAATCGATGGATGTTCCTCTACCGTCTGAAGAGCCGGTGGTGGTGGAGTTGCCGGATGGCGGGGTGGAGATCAATCTTTCCCCGGAACCTGCTCCTGCTGCAAACCACAACGACAACCTTGCAGAGTTCATTGATGATTCGACCCTCCACAACATCGGGTCGGAACTCTCTACTCTCTTTGAGGCAGACAAAGACTCACGCAAGGAATGGGAAACCACCTACATCAAAGGATTGGATCTTCTAGGGCTGAAGATTGAAGATCGTACCCAGCCATGGGAAGGAGCCTGTGGAGTCTTTCATCCCATGCTCTCTGAGGCGATTGTCCGCTTCCAAGCACAGTCCATTCAGGAAATCTTTCCTGCCCGTGGCCCAGTTCAAACCAAGATATTGGGCGAAGCCACCACCGAAAGAACCCAACAAGCAGAGCGTGTTCAGGAGTATTTAAACTATCTCCTTACGGAACGCATGAGCGAATACCGCTCAGAGACAGAGAAACTCCTGTTCTCTCTGGCTCTCTGTGGTGCTGCATTCAGAAAGGTTTATTACGATCCTTCCTTGGGTAGACCGGCTTCGATCTTCGTTCCGGCAGAAGACTTTGTAGTCTCCTACGGCGCAAGTGATTTGATCACCTGCGAACGTGCCACCCATGTGATGAAGAAATCCTACAACGAGATTCGAAAGTTGCAGGTTTCAGGCTTCTACGCCGACATCGACTTGCCGCCTCCGTCTCCCGATATCACTGAAATTCAGAAGTCTTACGACAAGTTGAACGGTGAATCCAAGGGCATGGACCTTGATTCTCGTTACACCATGTTGGAAATGGTCGTGGACTACGACCTTCCGGGCTTTGAAGACACTGACGAAGAAGGCGAACCCACTGGAATCGCCCTCCCTTACGTCATCACCATTGACAAATCTTCACGCAAGATTCTGGCGATTCGACGTAACTGGTATGAAGAGGATCCGCTCAAGAAGCGCCGCCAGCATTTCGTTCAATACACCTACATCCCCGGTTTGGGATTTTATGGATTCGGACTGGTTCACCTTGTCGGTGGACTGGCTAAGTCCTCAACATCCATCCTGCGTCAATTAGTTGACGCCGGAACCCTGTCTAATCTTCCGGGTGGATTGAAAACTCGCGGACTCCGGATCAAAGGCGACGATACACCCATCATGCCGGGTGAGTTCCGTGACGTAGACATTCCATCCGGAACCCTACGCGATAACATTACCTTCCTGCCCTACAAGGAACCTTCGGGTACCTTGTATCAATTGCTGGGAAACATCGTTGATGAAGGTCGCCGGTTTGCCTCTCAGGCAGACATGAAGGTGGCCGACATGAACGCGGAGGCTCCGGTCGGAACCACCCTCGCAATCATCGAACGATCCATGAAGGTGATGTCAGCGGTCCAAGCCCGTTTACACGCCTCAATGAAGAAAGAACTGAAACTTCTTTCTCAGTTGGTTTATGACTACGGCCCGGATGAATATCCGTATGACATTCCGGGTAAAGAACTGACCAAGGAAGATTTCGATGACCGCATCGATATCATCCCGGTTTCTGATCCGAATGCGGGGACCATGGCCCAGCGGATCATGAAGTATCAGGCGGCTCTCCAGTTAGCGGCCCAAGCACCTCAGTTGTATGACCTGCCGCTCCTTCATCGTCAGATGATTGAGGCTCTTGGGATCGCTGACTCCAGTGAAGTCATCCCTCAGGAAGACATTCCGCCTACGGACCCGGTCACAGAGAACATGAATGCCTTGCAGATGAAGCCCATCAAGGCGTTTATCTATCAGGACCACGAAGCGCACATCCAGACCCACATGTCCTTTGGTCAAGACCCGCGTTTGCAGGGAATGCTCCAGCAGGCCCCGCAGGCTGCTCAAGC